AATCATCTCACGAGCAAACTTTCGAAGAGTCTGCAACTCTTCAATTGTGCCACGATTCAATACTTCGAAGTCACCATTACTCATACTTTTTCCACCAATCTAGATAAAGTGTAATCAGCAATCTTTGCTCGAATCATCGTAGGAATATCTGTAAAAGGATCTTCCAAGAAATAGGAGCAACCATTTGTCCAACTATTATACTTCACAAACTTCGCAAAATCAATCATGTGTTTGCGATTGCGAGGATCAAACGGGACTCTTGCTCTTGGTGCAAGAACAGAACGGCGATATTCATTTGTCATCGTAAAAATACCTGTCCTTTCGTTTAGCAGGAATACAGATTAGTATACCTGAAACAAAGCCACAAAGAAACATCAAGATGCCAAAAATATATCCTGAATCTTCCATCAGCCTTCACCCTCGCGTGGTTCGGTGGCAAGAGTATCAATCACATCCCAACCCAATTCAACCAAACGGTCTTGAACATGTTCGGGATTGGCACCACGCAATTCATCAGGAGTGAATATCACAACTGCATATCCAAGACGTTGCATTTTGACGCAAAGTTCAAAGATTTTGCTTTCTGTCATCACGTCATTCATTAGTAATGCTCCGCGTTGTAATCAACATCACCTGGATCAAACTGTAGGTCATCGTAACTCACTGTGTCAGGGTCACGATCATAATCTTCTGCTTCGAACCGAGCAATAATGTTGTGGACTTCGACAATCGAAATTCCAAGAGACTTGGCAATCTCAGTTTCCTTCATGCCATCTTCACGAAACATTTCGATGACTTCAATCTCTAAATTAGCAAAGTATCCCATTAGAACGGCACTCCTTCACCCATCGGAATCTTGTTCAAGTCTTGTTGCGTCTTGCGATCACCAACAACAAGCAGTGCATGACATGCACGCTCAAGTTTCTCCGCAAGATCATAACAGTTCTTGGCACTCAGATCGTACTGAGTCATGGTGTTCGCCAGAACATGATCGACACCATTCACCAGATCGATCGCCTCACTCAACAAAGTTTCAGTTTGCTTTTTCATGATCAAAACCCCATCTCTTTGGCTGCTTGCTTCTCAGTCAGCAGTGTTGCCTCTGACACAAGAGCCTCAAAGACTTGTCGAATTTCGTTGCGGTAGGTGAACTTCTCACCAGCAACCTTCAACACGCGACCATAAAGTCGAATGCCATAGAACTCAACACAAATCGGATCACCTTGTTTGATCTTCATATCAACCCCAATCTTTGAAATTGCCAGATTGTTCATTGTCGTCAAAACCAAGATTGTACTCAGCAATCTGCTGCTTGGTCATGAATCGCTCAGGAATCTCGTCACTCGCATACGTCGCATCAGTGAAGAAGTGCGGACGACGAGGACGACGATAGTAACTGTCAGCAGAACCACGGTCATACGGACCGCCATGTCGTTTGTCGATGTTCATTAGGCAATCACCTGCACGCGAGGATCGACACCCTTTTCTTCAGCCATGTCGTCGAAGAAAGAATTGCCAAGAAGCGGAGCAGTGAAGAAGTCAGACGGAATTTTCTTATCCAACTGACCCTGCCACACACGCTTGATGGTCTTGGCACGGAAAGTGCCGTCCATCTTGCTGATGCCGACCACGAGACCGACATAAAAACAGTCATTGACACCAACGAAGTCAAGACTCTTGACGACGTCACCAATTTTCACAGTGTTTTCGTATTTCATAAGACAATTATGCCCTATAGACTGAAAAAACGCAATAGTAAAAAACCGAATAAAATCAATAGTTTACGATCACGTCCTCGAACACACGTTTTGCGCGCTCGAAACTGGTGTTGGGAAGGTCGATTTTGTTGCCAGTAGAGCGGCATTCAATCTCATAGTGATAATTCCCAACATGCCAGAGAGTATGTCGGTCACCGAATTTGTCGGTCTGGGCGTCGATAAAGTGATATTGCTTATTCATATTGCATATTCTACCTGAACCACAGGAAAACACAATAGAGAAAATTCGAATAAAATCAATAACTTACGACATCTTCTCTCGCCGAGGAGAGAGCCGAGAGAGCGGCGTTAGAATGGGGGTTCCCCTAGTCCTGGGGGAAGGTCGAAATAGCGTATTCGGACTCCTGCCTCGCGCAGCATGACTTCGGCGTGGTCGATCGAGTAGTGCTTACCAGCACCGACTCCTTTCCACGGACGATTCGGACCGATGACTTCCTTGATCCCTGCTTGGATCAATGCGCGTGTGCAATCAGCGCATGGCTTTGGTTCCCAGTTTAGATATGCACGAGAATTGTTGAGTGAAACACCAACACGTGCGGCATTGAAGATTGCATTGCGTTCAGCATGTTCAACCCAGTTATACTTTTCTGGACGCTTCCAGCGATCTTTCCAATCTTCTTCAATGCCTCTTGGAAATCCATTGAAACCCGTCGACAAAATGACATTGTCATCATTGACGATCACGCAGCCGACTTTTGTCGACGGGTCCTTGCTTTTCTGAGCGATCAGAGTAGCCTGTAAGACAAACAATTCATCCCACGATAGTTCATCACGAATCATAATATAATCTCAATGGTTACTTGATTGCAATCTTACGAGGTTTCTGTTCTTCAGGAATGACATTTTCTAATTGAATAGAAAGAATGCCATCAGCAAGGGCAGCATCACGAACCACTACTGTGTCTGACAAAACAAATTGGCGAGCGAATTTACGACCAGCAATACCCTTTACAAGATATTCTCGAGTGTCTTCTTCTACCTTTTTGCCTGCAACTTTGAGAGAGTTTTTCTCAGCAGTGATTTCAATCTCATCAATCTTATATCCAGCAACTGCTAGTTCCACGACAAAGTTGTATTCGTCTTTCTTGACGACATTCACTGGAGGAAAAGCATTGGATGTTGCTGTTAGTAGATGAGCCGCATTATCGAGAGCAGCGAACGTATTTTCAAACCCAAGAGCGGCTGGAAGTAGACGATCGAGTCCGTAGTTAGATGCGAGTGTAGTGATATTTGTCATTTTGTTACTCCTTTAGTAAGCAAGTATAGTTATGGAACCCCAAATGAGCATTCCATCTCTATTTATATCAGTTTGACACACCAGTTGAACCAAAACCACCGCTGCGTTCAGAGTGCTTTTCTGGTCTTTTTGTAACAACAGTGAAGTCAAAGGGTTCATTTGAAACGATCTCAGCCTGAGCAATGCGATCACCGCGACGAATTGTTTGGTGCATCTTTGAGATATTCGTTAGAAGAACAAACACCTCTTCTTGGTAGTCTGCGTCGACGACACCCTCGCTGTTTGCTAAAACCAATCCTTTCTTGAGCGAAAGTCCTGAGCGAGGATGAAGGCGAATGCTGTAGTTCTGAAGTGGCAGAGAACTATCGTGTTTTGTAATGTCTGCGTATGTTTCAATCGTAACGTGACGTTCGATCTTGAAGATCAACCCTGTGGGAACCAGCAGACGATCTCCAGGATAAATGAAGAATTCTCCAAAACTGTTTACTGGTCGCTCAGTAGGAGAATTGAAGGAATCATATCCATTGACAACATTTGAAGTTGGCTGGAAAGATAAATCGAAACAATTTGCGAGAGTAGTGCCGTATGTTGGAAGTTCAATATCATCACGAAGTCTATACACATTCACAATTAGCATAAATTATCCTTCCTTCTTTTTCTTCCCGATTGTATATTTGGAAACCAATTGCCACTCATTCTTCTCCTTGAACGGAAGAATCTTGATCTGGCTCAATGGTGCGACGTTATCCTTTGTCTTATTATCATCTACGAGTTTCACCAAACCCCACTCAGCCATTAGATTCGCAATTGTGTTACGACGCTGAATGTCATTGTCTGACATGTTGGATGGCTTACCGTCTAGTTCAAAGAGTTCTTTGAAATGAACAATGTAATACTTTCCCTGCTTATGGAGGATATGGCAGGATTGATAGAGAATGTTGTCGTTCTTAGCAGCGACTCCGATGCGAGTAAGAGTCTCGCGGACCTTGAGGAAGTCGTCTTGCTTTTCTAATGTGACTTCTACTAATTTTTCGACCATGGTCAATCACCCTTATATAATTGTTTCTTCATAGCGGCGATTTGGTCGTCGGATAGAATCTTCATTGCTTCTTCGGCTTTCGCGTCAGAGTAACCATAATATTCCTTGACAACACTCAAATCACTACTTTGAGCCTTTTTATGCCATTTGCTGTATGGACGCTTTTGGGCTCTAACAATATTTAGGAGAAAATCATATTTGAGTTTATTATCCAGAGTCGAAAACTTATTCATCTCGTTCGCCCAGAGAACAGTATCTCTATGAAACGAGAGTGCTCGGTTTACCATAAATGATGGATAAGATTTCTCATCCTGTTCTGTCAGAAGAGCATATTGCTTCGTCTGAAGAATGGATGGAATAATTTCTTTGAATAGATCAGCCATTGAACTTACACTCCACCATCATCTCAGTGAGACATGCGGTGAGGTTCAGTTCCTGATCAGCCACAAACGCTGCTTGGTATTGATATTTTGCGAGAATCAATACAGCATTCGGAATCGTGGACTTATCCATAATGTCATATAGACTATCATAGATCTTACGATAGATCTTTGCAGGGTCATCGCTACCGAAGTCGGCAACCCACTTACGCATTGCGCCGAAGTTTTGTTCCTTCAAGGAAGAAACAAGTTCAGTAATCGAAACATCAGCAATGCTTGTTAGAATGCCTGAATCAATTTTGCCGCTGACAGAATAACGCTGAAGTTCATTTAGAACACGACGATAATCTGGGAAGTGCTTCTTGACAACCTCAGCAAGCACTGCCTTATCAAATGGAATCTTTTCACCAGTAAGAATTTCCGATGCACGCTTCATGAACGCCATCGCCATCTTCGGCTTATCTTCTTTGCGCAGTTTGAATTCAATTACTGCACATCGACTATGCAACGGTTCAATGATTCGATTCTTGAAGTTACAAGTCATGATGAAAGTGCAGTTATGCGCAAACTCTTCCATCGCAGCACGCATGGCTGGCTGAGTTGAGTTTGGGTTCAGATAATCTGCTTCATCAATAATAATAACTTTCTTGCCGCCAGTCATTGACATTGCACTGGCATAGTTCTTGATCTTGACTCGAAATGTATCAATGCCCGATTCATCCGAGCCATTGATCATTAGATAATCACAGCCAATCTCGTCACACAATGCACGCGCAACGGTAGTCTTGCCAGTACCAGGACCACCACAGAGAAGAAGATGGGGAATCTCCTTGCGATCAACATAAGATTGGAAAGTTGCCTTGTATTCATCAGGAAGAATACAATCGGCAATAGTATGAGGACGGTATTTTTCAACCCACAACGCTTCATTCATAATATAACTCCTGATTGCTTATTCAGTTACTATTCTACGCCATTTTCCGTTTGTCATCAAGTACATCTCGCCATCAGGACCGACGGTCATACTTGCGGTTACATGCTTTTGTGTTCCTGGAACAAAACGTGGACCGAAACTAAATGTGCCATCTGGTGGTGCAATTTGACCATACTCAGCACCAATCCCAAACTTGCCATTGTAGCCAGCGGCTACAATTTGCTTTACTG